CGGGTTGTATTTGCACCTCAAATATTACAGCAATCATATTTTTCTCCGTTATTAAAAAATGGGCAAGAGCCGAAGCCCTCACCCATAAGTATGCGTCTATTAAGCAGGCAACGCGTAACCAGCGGCAGTAGCTGCAGCAGGACCGAAGAAGTCTGTGTTAATAGTTAAAGCAAGAGTTGCCTGAGTTGCGTCGTTAAGCGCAGGAGTGATTTCCAAAGAAGCAATTGTTCCTTTGAAGTAGAAATCATCATACTCATCAGCTTCGCCACCCTGAAGTCCGTTCTCAGCAGAAGCCAAGCGAACGCGGAATGCAAGCTGTGAACCAGCAACACGAAGTGAATCGAGTGCATAGTGATCAGCAGGAACGTAGTTCAGTGTGAATTCCAGTGAAGGAGCGTCAGACTGACCAGAAACCTGAGCAGAGATGCTCTGGCCGTATACTGGTACGTTAACGATGTTCGCAGGAGTTCCAAGTGAAGGGAATTCGCGAACGTTGCCGATTGCAGTTACAGTTGAACCGTCAACAACAAGAGCTTTGATGCCAGTTGAAGGCATAGTTCCAGTGTAGACTGCAGTAGCGCCACCACCTGACAAAGTCAGAGCAGCTGTTAGTGTTGCTGTTACAGTACCATCAGTGATACGTGTGCCGATTGGCAGAACAGCAGTAGAAGTTGCACTAGAGAGATCGTCACCACTTGCTGCGATGTCAGAAACTAGTTCACCGAAAATGCCAAGGGCATCGGTTACTGAAGTCATGTCAGCAGAAGAAACAACATAATCAAGGCTAGTGAAAGTAGAAGCGTGAAGTACAGAAATATGTGCCATCTTTATTCATCCTTGTAAGTTTACATGTGTATTAGAGTTTAGTAAAGTTGACTACGAGGTCAACCCTATAAATTGATTTGTCATCCGAATCCGTGCCGATGATATCGACAACAGGAATGCCTGTTTGTGTTCCACTAGTTAAGCGTTTGCTATTAAGCATGGAATCTAAAATGTCAGCGATCTGAAGAGCTCTGATCTGTGCAGTACCTGTACGTACATAGATCTGAACAATATACTGTCCGCTAACAGTGTTTACGTGTGCGTATGAGCGATTTCGGCGACTCGTCTGCGTGCCTGGTATAGTTTCAACAATCACAAACTCATCGTGATCGGTAATACCTCCGGCAAAGTTTGCAGGAAATGTCTTGATACCGGTATCGGTCCAAGCAGTTTCGCCAAAAAGCTCCTCAAAGTCGGTAAGTACGTCGTTAAACCTAGTCATTGTAATCAATACCTCCTGGTGCAGCGACAAGCACAGCGTCAATTAAGAAGCCGTTGTCGTTGTAAGAATGCATTGAGTAGCTTACGCTATCAATAACTATAGAATCGTATACGGCAATGTCGTCTACTTGCTCAGTTTTAAAGTAAGCAGTATACAAAGCGCGATTACCATCAGCCTCTTTCTTTTCGTCAAGCAAGATAACATCTACAGTCTTATTTGTGTCTGTAGTTGAAACCGAGCTATTACCGAAAGAATAAGAAGCGGTTTTGTTAACCATTGTGGCTGTTTGCTTCAGACCACCTACCGAGTTAAAAGCGGTTGTTACCGCAGCTCGAACAGTGTCTTCGAAAGCCATTAGTTACTCCTAAACCATGCTTTACCAGTTACGCCACCAGCCATTAAGATTGGTCGCAGGTTAGCATAGTAAGTTGGGTTAGTACGACGTGATTCCGAAGACGAAGAAGCTGTAGAGCCAGACACTTCGATCGTACCGATCTTAATAGTGTCAGAGCCTGAAGAGCCACTTGCAACAGAGGAATACGAGTTGATAACAGACGAGTTTTGGATATACCAAAGTGCCTGTTCGTAAACAGCGATTTTTAGATATCTGACTTCACGGTTTAAGCCGTAAAACCAAGCAGGGAAACCAGCAGCATCAGCCGGCTGGCTCCCTGAAAAGTCATAGTCAGAATCCATCTCAATTGAGTACCCAGTGCTTGTGTCCATAAAAGAACCTTTACGTGGGAAAGATAACGCTTGTGTAGAAGATGTAGCACTCCCAACAAATTGCTCTTTGTCAATGACGCGAGTAGCTGAAACCAAAGCTTTGGCCTTATCGGCTGTTGAGGCATTAGTCCAGGCTGTTACGGTCATTCTGTCTTCGAAGTAGTAATCGGCTTCGGCAACGGATGCGTAAGAGTTATATGTTAGAGAAAGTGCCATCTACCATCTCCCTTCTATTAGGCGTGGAAGATTGGCAGGATGCCTAGGTTTAGCATGTCAAACTTACGTTCGTAAGAAGCAGCAGCCGCCATAGTTGCGTTAGTTGCGAAAGCGTTAGAAGCTCCGGCCCATGAGTAACCCATTGGGTGAGCAACGTAACCCCAGCGGTACCAGATGTCAGTAGAACCTGAACCTGCGTACTTGTTGGCGTCGCGATAGATTTCAGTTGGTGTTGGAACTGAAAGAGTCGCCATTTCAACTGCGCCTGGCTTTACAAGGAAAGTAGTCTTTACAGACTCAGCAGTAACGTCAGAAGCAGCAGAGTTGTTGCCCATGTTAGTGCGAGTGTTAAGAAGACGGAACTTACCTGAGAAGATAGTTGAGAACTCGATGTTGCCTTCAGTAACAGTTGTCTGGTCGACAAGGTTAGCAATACGCAACTGAGTCATGATTTCTGGTGAACAGATCATGTACATGAATGCAGGCTCATAATCAGCAAAGCCGAGTGAAAGAGACTTGAACAGGTTCTCGCCAAGGATGCCACCGTAAAGTGAGCTTGACTGATCCATGATCAATGAGCGGTCAGTTCCAGCAGAACCGAATGCGCCAGCTGCGTTGATGTCAACGTGGAAGCCGTTAGTAGTGTTAGCTTGTGAGTAGTCCATACCGAAATCGTTAAGACCTGCGCCGATAGCAGCTTCTTTAGCAGCTACACCTTTAAGAGTAGCAACGATTGCATCGTCTTCGTCTTGTGCTTTAACTTCAGCGAAATCACGAGCGATCTTAGCAAGACCGTCCTGCTGTGAGATAACGCGCTGAACGTTAACTTCTTTTGCACCGTGTGTACGGACAGTCTTTACGTATGACAGGAAGTCACTTGTGTATGACTGGTATGCGCCGTCAGTTGCGTCAGTAGTAGAAGCAACGTTAACAGTCTGTGTTGAGTAAGGCTTGAAGAAACGTGACTGACCGATAAAAGTTTCAGTTGAAGGATCGATGTCAGCGTTTGAACCAACGATAGCAGTACCAGAAAGCTTCTTAGCGTTTGTGTACATTTCGTCAGTGTATGCAGAAAGTGCGCTCTGCAGGGCAAACTGGAAGTTGCCAAGAGTTGTGTTTGATGAAACAGCCATTTTAATCTCCTTGAGAGTGTTTTTTTAGACTATAAAAAGTTTATTTAGAAACCGAATGTGTTACCGTTAGGAGCCTGCTTAGCAAAGTGCTGTAGCATCTCATCAGTAGACATTTCGGAAATTGGTTTGTTAACAGAAGTGTCAGGAGCGTTACCCATCATTGGGGATGCGCCTGTACCCGAATTCATCTTAGGTTTAAGTAAGAAAGAATTAGCTTCGTCTTTAGAGAACAAGTCAACAAAGTCAGAAATAGAAACACCAGACTTATGAACCCACTGTCCATTTGCGTCTTGTGTCATCTGTGAAACAACTCGGTCGTATGCCATATCAGCTGCGACGTCGTTACGGAATTCTACACCTGACAGAGCACCTTTAACTACGTTATCACGAGTTAGAGCAGTGTTCTGCGATTGCAGAGCTTCGAGTTTAGCTGCCATTTCGGCCATTCTGAGTTCGGCAACTTCTTGATGTTTGCCTTCTTCTTCCATGCGCTTAATTTCTGCTGATTTCTTTTCTTCTTCCAGTAGTGCTTTCGCTTTGACAGCATCATCTCTAGCAGAGTATGCACTGTTAAGCTTATCCTTAATACCCTTCAGCTCTTCAGCAACCATCTGCTGGACTAAACTGTTTACATCGGCGTCTTTAAGGTCTACGGCAGGTTTCAAAGTATCTGCGCTAGAATCTAGTGTTGTTTCAATTGTTGGTGTGTTATTTTCTTCAGACATGAGAGTCTCCTTTGTGCCACAGACACGGAATGATACCCATAAAAGCAGTACAACTGCAGGGTATAAATTTGGAATAATTTAATAAATAAAATACGAAACGAGTGACTAG